ATAGGCTCCCATGCTGGTTTAAGCGCTGTGCCATATCCTTCAAAGCCAAAGTTGTTGTGACTTTTCGGGAAACCTGATCCATATAACCACATCATGCAATCCCTAATCTCCCATCCCGCATCCTCAATGGCACACATAAGCCTATGATGCTTTCTAGTGCCTCCGAAAGCAGCTAACATGGATCCAGGTTTACATATCCTCAAAGCCTCGGACCAAAACTCATTCCCGGGGATGCCATAATCCCAATGTTTTCCCATGAATCTCAAGCCGTAGGGTGGATCTGTCACGATGAAATCAATGGAATTGACATCCATCTTTGCCATTTCTATGAGGCAATCGCCGTGAATTATCATTTCATATTCATCCAGTTCATTCGTCTCTTTCATATCTATTTGGGGCTTCCGGTTACTCTAATCCACTTCATATCAGTTCCTCATGTACCAAGCGCCGGCGTTGACCAAATAGAACAAAATGCAACCATAAAGGATTATCTGCGCTGTTGTGTCGAGTATCTCTTTCATTATCTTCCTAAAAAAGGTTGCTGAGGACCATTGAACCCTCTTTGTTTGGGTCCGTATCCCGCATTGTTTTTCATTTGCATAAGCTTTTCAGGCGTCATACTTCCAGGCCCTCGTCCATATTCGACTCTTGCAGTTGCCATATATCTTGCAGCGTCAGCCATGTGAGAAGTCCAGTCATGTGTTGGAGTCTCTGAGTATGCTTGAGTCTTCTCGTTGTATTTCTTGTGGTAGTTTTCCAAACACTTGATTAAATGTCTACACTTGTTCTCATCAATGAAACATATGTTGAGTAAACTTCGCGTAAACTCTATTCCTGCCGAAATGTCATGAGGTCTTGGAAGAAGTGTAGTCTTTAACCCTAATTCCTCTGCTATTCCTTGGGTGGTTTTACCCGTCTGAATAGATCCTGAGCCCGCATCGTGAGGAAAATAATGAGCACCATAAGCATAAGGCTTACCCTGAATATGTTTGACATAATGGCTTATCCCCTCTCCGAAGTTCTCGTATGCATCAATGATTCTGACTTCTCCGCCGACGTCTTGCCAAAAAACGATGCTCGTGCTGTCTCCAAACCCGTGATCCCAAGCAGTATTAACAAGAGAACGAGGCTCCCAAGCAACATTACATATCCTGCCATCATCTCTTGCTTTTTCGATAAGTTTGCCATAGTAAGAACCCTCCACGCCCCGGCTAAATGAACAATAGAATTCCTGTTGAATGAGCTCGTCGCTCATCCCTTCTTTCTTTGCTTGCTCCATGTCTTCTTCGTTTAAGACATTCGTATCTTTAATTGTGAGAACCTCAGAGAACCATTTGTCCTTGTTCGCTCTCGCCATGCTCAGAAGGTCGTAGAAATGGTTCTTCCCACGCGGTGTACTGATGAAGATGGCGTATCCTTTGTTTACGTCTAGGATAGGCCGAAGATAGTCCCAAGCGGCTGGTGATTGTATCGCATATTCCGAGAAGACAATGATCTTTGGGTTCGTACCCACGAGGCTGTCGATATTGTCTGAGCCGATTAGTTGCAATGTAGAGCCATTGACCAGGTTTATCTTTAACTCCTGCTTGTTTTTGGAAAGTACTATCTCGTCTGGTATGTAGTCGAAAAACCTGAACCCTTCGATTGTTATTGAGTCCCAGATGACTTTCTTCGCTTGTGAATAGGTAGGAAGTATGTAGAAACATGTACAGACCTCAGTGAGGAGTTTCTTGATAACCCAATTAAATATAGTAAGATCCTTTCCGCTTCTACGATGCCAGCAGAGAACCCCCCTCTTAAACCCTGAGTCTAACGCTTGAAGTACGTGAAGTTGATAAGGACGGGGATCGAATCTATAAGGAATGTCTATTGTGAGCATGCTTCTTTGCGCGCATAATCTACTAGGTTGATCTGGATTGGTGTGGTTTTTTGGTCTTTATCTGCTTTCAATTCGGCTTCAAACGCCTTTTCTTCTCTAATATCTTCACGAATGTCGTAGTCATAATTCCAAATCGTTCCTCGGTAAATAGAAGGATCTAAATTAAATTCTCCTTTTGTTGCACCATGAGAACTTTTAAGCCGATTAATACCAATTTGTTCTTTAGCTTGAATGTACGATGCAGAAAACCCGGGGTTTTGTTTTGTCCATTCTCTAAAAATTGCTGAGTTTAATCCAATAGATGTAGCAAACTGTGGAACAGTTAGTGCATTTGGGTTGTTAGTGGCCCATACAACAAAGTCCTTTCCTATTTGTTCAATTTGGTCGGGATCTTTTAATGTTGGTCTGCCCCCAAGATTAACCATCAGCATTTCCCTTTCATTTTCATTTTGGCTTTGTCGATAATTTTGTCATGCTTCTTATCAGCTTTTAGCAATAAAGCCTCTTCTTTGACCACTTTCTTCGTATCTTTCTGAAGTTTTTTAATTTTTTTGTCCATTATTTCTTCCTTGCTTTTCCGGCTTTATTCATCGCCGCGGCAATTGCTTGTTTTTGTGGATGCCCGCTTTTTACCATTTCAGATATGTTTTCACTAATGACAGATTTGCTTTTCCCTTTCTTAAGAGGCATATTTCTTTATACTCCGCTTACTGGCACTGAAACATCTGGATCAATATTAGGATCATTTGTGAGATCCTCATCACCTAAATCCTGAGCATGTCCCACACTAGAAATATTTGTAAAGGTCATTGTGCAAGAAGAGAGACTCCAAACAATAATAATAGTCAAAAATATCATAACAACCATTCCAATATTAACAAAAAGTGTTTCGTGAGAAAGGTCGTTTTCAATTTTATCATAATCTAGCTCAGAGATTTCCTCATCAATCTTCACTTTGCTGCCTTAGGGGTATGAGGTTCTGAATCATGTTTTGGATGGGTTTCTGAGACTTTAATGGCTCCATCTTTTGCTTTGACTTGGAAGGATCTTTCTTCAGAAGCTTCTTTTTCTGTGCAAGCGGCAAGGGAGACAAGAAAGGACACTAGGAAGAGGCCTCGTAAGAATAGCATTTTAGCTCCTATATTTGATCGCATAATGGTTGATGATAAATTTCGTTAAATTTTGGATATTTCTTTTTGATTGTCGAAAGGAAGCTGGCATATCTTTCAGCAAGTTCACTTATGAGCAAGGCGGCCTTTGTGAGTTGTTTTCTATAATGGTTTGGATCTTCTTGCAGCTTGTCGAGATCAGGGTCTTGATCAACAAGATTAGCGAATAAAGACAACTCATGAGTGATCTCCATTAGATCTCTAAACTCGCATGGGGAAAGCGTTTGCAATATAGCGTCAGCGGTCTCATGGATATCGAGAGGTTTTTTGGGCATGACAGTAATCTCCGTCCTAGGATTTAAGCTATATCTTTTTTTCGCGGTGATGTCAACAATTTGTTTGTCATCGGCAAAAATAATTCCATTTCCGGCATCTTCGTACATCTTGATGAGATTGGATAGGTCGGGCTTGGTATTATGCTCCTTTTCGGCCAAACCCCATAGGAGGCGATTTAAGCGCTTATTTGAGGTTGAGGCTGGTATCGGCATGTAAAACGTCATTTCGACGGCCAGCGAGGCTGCAAATGCGTTTCTTGAGGGTTCCATGGAAACAGTCTTGTCTTTGGAATTGAAAGCTTCTCTCAATTGTGTCGTCATCGTCCAGGAAATGGTTTTCTTTTGTTTCTCCTGGGGATCGTATTCCATTGAGATGTTACCGCGCCGAACTGTCCGGTGGCGTGCTTTGGCTATTGGGACCCCTGGGATGGTGAATTTCATTCTTCGACATTTCCTTGGTTTTTTTATTTTTGGTTTAGCGATTCCGCATAATTGTTCTTACAAGCTGCTTTGATCCATCTTGCAGGATTTAAAACGGGATCGATCTTTTTGCCTTTTTCATGTTCGAGTTGTGTTTCGCACATGAGATCTAGTTGCTCTTGAAAATACACTATGCCATAAATGTGGATTAGATTCTCGAAAACCTTTAGTGGAATTACCCAGTCGTGACCTCTTTCGTATTCGTCGTAATGTCGTCCTTGCTTAATCTTCCTAGTTTTGAATGCTTCTTTTTGACTCCATTCCTGGAGTTGTTTAGCTGAAAGCTTGTCTTGTTCTGAGATATTCGATTTATGAACAGCTGCTACTGCCAAAGAAGGAGTAGAGGTAGTTGTCTTCTTTAAAGGGTTATTCTTAAGATGTTCTTCTTTATAGGCACCGTATGCCCTACCCTCAGGCACCGTATGCCCTACCCCTTGGGCACCATATGCCTGAGGTGAGGCAGGTTGTGCCTGAGGTGGGGCACCGTATGCCCTACCCCCTTTTTCATCTTTGAAAAAGTTCATGTTTTCTGGCCAAATATCATTGATAAGAATCATATTTGTATCTTTATCTCCACACTCGGTAACTCTAGTGGTTTTATTTATTAAAGGTTTTTTTAAGATCGGATCTATTTCACACAACTGGTTTATCATTTCCTTAAAATTTCGGTAACTCATACCCGACATAGCGGCTAATTTTGTGTAGGATTTAGTGCATTGTCCATGATCGCCAGCAATTCTTTTTAAAACGCAGTATGTCGCAATTTTATACGCAGACCAACCTAACTCATAGATAATATGAGGGATTTGAGAAAAGTAATTGTGTAAAGAATTGTCTTGAACACGAAATCGTTCATTGTTGTGGTTGACGAAATGATCGTCATTTGGTATGGTAGAATTAATCATACGAACTCCTGATAAAGTTTGTTTGGGATAATCATTTTTGATCTCCTAAAGGGTTAAAAAGGATTTTAGTGTCTTTCATATCTATTTCCTTTTTTAGGTATGTTAGGTGCGGTTTTCAATGTAAGAACTGAAGCCTCACATAAGTAAGTTTTTCGTGGTCAATTCTGTTACCGGCGACTTTCGAGTCGTCGGTTTTTCTTTACAAATAATGTCGATATCCGCCAAGATTACCGATAAGTTTCAAAAAAGACCGTTTAAGACACACTTAAATGGTCTTTTTCATTGGTTTGCTAGAATCAATGGAAACGTTGTTGTATTCCTGCGGGCTATGTCAAAGTGGCATAGTCCGATTTTAACGCTACTCCCCTCATGATTTATCTTCCACTAAATAACACTTGCGCTTTATTCTCCCCTCGAACGATGTGACTTTAGGACAGGGGATGGTATGTATGTCATCCCCTCCTTTTTCATTTGTTCGTCCTGAATTCTAGCTGTTCTTCTTTTACCCCTTTAACTTTTTTTCTCCTTTGCACGTGGGGATTTTTCTTGCTTTGGTTGATGTTTAAGGGTTTTTTCACCGGGTTTACCCTTAGCATCATCAGCTCGACTGCCGTGACTTTTCCGTTTGTAGCCTTCTCGATTCTGAGAGCCGTCGGGAATGAAACATGACGCCTAGCGTGTATTAAACTGCTCATATAACTAGCGCAAACTCCGCAAATCTCCGCAAATTCTTTTACTTCGATTCCTGTTTCTTTTCTTAGCTTGTAAAAATAATCATATAAATCCATAGATACTCCTTTTGTGTGATGATATAAGGTAAGCAGGATGTAGGATTTAAGTCAACAGGAAGTTTTTCTTTTTTTATGTGTTGACATAAATAATCTACATGCATTAACGTTGAGTTAACAAGGGTGAATAGGTATGAACACAGACCAGAAAAGGAAAATTCTAGTTAAGTGCCGACAAGTCGGAGCTTACGAATATGTGTGCACACCAGCTTGTGAGTTGTCATTTCTAGCATGTCAACTTGTCCGTCAAGACTATCTAGATGGAACGCAAGTAAAGATTCTCGAATTAATGGGATTCGAGATCATCATTCTTGAGCAGGAAAACAACTACAACGGAGACTAATATGGGATATCATCCAGCTGATATATGGGAACAACAAGCAACTGATGAACGCGAGCAATATTTACAGGACACTCTTGAAGAAGGACGTTTTCAAGATGCGAGGGAAGACACTCTTTACAAGTTTAGCGAGAACAACTCAAACGTGTCTAAAAAGGGCGTCGAAGCTTATGCAAAAATGTGGGCCACAGCTTATCTTGGTCCTGATAATGAAATAGGCAAAGAAGCAGACATATTAGCAACTGAGTTGGAACTTGACTTAGAGGATGCATACCTTATTCTTTGGAAGCGAGATGAATATCTCAACACCCTAAGCAATTACGAAAGAGATAAATTTTTAGACTTTTCAGCATATTTTAACGGAGATTATAACGGAGATGAAGATGAGTGATAAAAAAACATAGAAAACTAAAGAATGATCTTACAGGAAGAACACTCCATCACTGGAATGTTCTTCGGTATTTCGGTAACGAAACATATTTATGTAGATGTAAATGCGGAAAAGAAATGCCTGTAACTTCTGGATCATTAGGTAATGGAAGATCTAAATCTTGTGGGTGTTATAAAAGCCCTCCTGATTATGAATATAATGAGAAAGTAAAAACTAGACTTTTGAAAAATTGCACTTTTATGCCTAGTGGTTGTTGGGATTGGATCGCGAATATCGTCCCAAATGGATATGGACAAACAACCTATAGAAGAAAAACAGGACAAAGAGCTCATCGAATTTCTTGGCTTGTATGGAAAGGTAATATACCCGAAGGTCTATGGGTTTTGCATAAATGTGATAACCGAAAATGTATAAATCCTGAGCATCTATTCCTCGGGAACCACGAAGAAAACATGAAAGATATGAAACTTAAAAATCGCGCGTGTAAAGGTGAAAACTCTCACCTCCATGCTTCAAGGAGGAAAAAATGAGTCTTATCGTACAAACAGAAGAGAAAAACGAAAATCTTCTTTCAAAAATTGATAATATGCAAAAATGCGTTAAGGCGCTAATGCAAACCAAGCACTACCAAGCATTAGGAGAAGCAGGCCTCTTTGCGATGCTCCAGAAGGCAGAAAGCCTTGGAATGCCTCAAATGGAAGCAGTTAATGGTGGGCTCTATGTGGTCAATGGAAAAGTTGGAATGTCCACTGAAGCTATGGCCTCAATGATACGAGCAAAAGGTCATAGTATCATAAAGGACCCCAAAAGCAATGATAATGTTTGCATACTTCACGGCAAGCGCGCCGACAATGGAGATACTTGGACTTGTCAGTTTTCCATCGACGATGCGAAACGTGCTGGTTTATTTAAAGGTGTTTTTGAGAAATATCCAAGTATTATGTGCTATAATAGAGCTTGCAGTATGCTCGCAAGACAGCTTTTTCCTGATATTATCAAAGGCGCCGGGTATACCTTAGAAGAATTGCATGAAATAAAAGACAGCAAAACCTACTCGCAAACAATACCCGTAAAGTCTGAACCTGTCGAGATAGAGAAAATCTCTTCTGAGCAGGCTATAGAGTTGATTGCAATATTAGATGCCTGTGATGCGGAATATCAAGCTAATGTCCTTAATTTCATTAGAAAGGCGCCTCATAGTTGTGTCACGCTTTATGATTTACCTGTATCTCTTTACGAAAGACTGAAAACCAGCTCTATCAAAAAGAAGGAAGAAGCGGAAGAGGAAGCTATAAATAAGTTCATGGCAGCTAATCAGGTTGTAAAGCCGCTTGACATTGAAGCAAAAACAGAGGTCTAGAATATTTGTGTTGCCTTTATTTCAACAAGTGTTATAATGGAGGCAACACACATTAACCCCAGGAAAAGGCATGGAAACTTTAGACAATCTTATTATGAACACACAGGATGTTTTAGATATCTTAACTAGCTCTGAACTTTCTGATTCAGAAAAAATTGAAGAACTTGTTTGCGAAGGCTATGATTATGAAGATATCATTCAGTTGGCTCTTCTTGTTGAGAACGGAAAGAAACAAAAATAACAGGTGTTGACTTTATTGTGACAGGTGTTATAATGAAGTCAACACACATTAAAACTTAAAGGAGAAAAGTAATGGTTTATTTTGATGTTTTACTTATTATCTTATGGACATTTTCTATAGGGTTGAATTTTATGTATAGAAAGTTTTGTGATGATAAAATTAAAATGATTGAAAAAAAAATTGATGACCAAATAAACGTTCAAGCAGAAAATGCTCACTATACTGTAGAAAGGCTTCACGTTTTGAATAAATCAAATTCTGAATCTTCTTCTCTTCTTCTTTCGTTAGTTGAAAAGATAAAAGTACTAGAAATCTCTATGGATGCCTTGAAAAAATCAATGCCTTTGAAGAAAATCGTTCCTGCAAAGAAAGGTGGTAAGAAATGAGCGATCAAGCCCTTCAAATTTTAGCATTATTTTTAGCTAATGCCGGATTAATAGTATGGTTCCGCGCTGAATCAAGAGCCGATTGGCGACACATGGACAACAAACTAGATTCTTACATGAGAGAGATGCAAGAAGAGCGCAGAGATTTCCATGATCGCTTATGTACCATTGAAGAGAGGAACAAAAAATGAGCGCACTAATTCAAGGAAGCCCTGAGTGGGTTCAAATGCGTCAGTCTATGATAGGCGCGAGCGATGCAGCTGTAATTCTCGGATTAAGCAAGTGGGCTACTCCTTTTCAACTCTGGGAACAAAAGCTTGGGTTAAGAGATGTTGAAATCTCCTCTGCTATGCTTAGGGGAACAGCGATGGAGGAAGAGGCTCGTAAAGAGTTTGAAAATCTTCAAGGGGTCAATGTGTTTCCCGAGGTGGTATTTTCAAAAGTTTATCCTTGGATGATGGCAAGTCTAGATGGTATTTCTTTGGATGGAAAAACCGTCGTAGAGATCAAATGTGTCAACAAAAGGGATCATCAAACCGCGTTAGACGGTCATGTTCCAGACCATTATTACCCTCAATGCCAGCATCAACTCGCTGTAACGGGACTCCCCTTCATGTACTATTTTAGCTATGACGCTATGAACCCTGCTACAGTTACAGTTCTTAGGGATGACGTCTTCATTGCTGATATGATTGCCAAAGAGAACGAGTTTTATCGCTGCATGATGGAATTCGAGCCACCCTCTCTTTGTGATAGAGATTATGTCGAAAGAGATGATGAAGAATGGAAAAAGACTGCTGATATGTATCTCTCAGCTCAAAAATCTAGGAAGATCCTTGAAGACCATGAAGAAATCTATCGAAAAGAGCTTATCCGACTTTCGGAAGGAAAGAATTCTATAGGCGGGGGAGTCAAGGCCACTCGTTTTCATCGCAAAGGAAATGTTCAATATGCTAAAGTTCCCGAATTGCAGGGGGTGAATCTAGAACCTTACAGGAAACCGCCTGTTGAAACATGGCGTATTGGGGAAGTCGATGAGTGAACAGTTATTGCTATTTCATTACGAGAAGACGGATATCGAAGAGCTTGATGAGAGTCTTACACAGGTTATAGAGAAATTAGACCGGTATCGTAAGAGTATGCACGCAAAAATTAGCACCCTTTCAAGCCAAGTGCGAACTTTAGAAGCTCGAGTAGACGTTCAAGACGCCCAACTTTACATCTTAAAAACATTTATCGATAAACATATGTCGATAAAAGAAGAAAAATTAGACATGTTTCAAGAATCTGGATACGGACTGGATATATGAAAAAGCTTATGTACGCAGTGATTTTCCTTATGTACGCAGTGGACTACGTACATAGCGCAGAAGTCAGAGAGGAACAGCTTTGGAAATACGAAACAAATGTCTATGAAGAATTTCAAACTTTTAAGGAATATTTAGATTTCAAGGCGAAAGAATCTGAGACACTCGCCACACATCCAAAACTTCCAGAAGAGCTCCCCAGTTATCCTACAATGCGTTATTTTTATTTCAAGGGGAAGTTGGCAGCCTATCAAGATTGCATCAACTGGCAAATATACGAGTCTTCGATAGATTAGTTTAAAGCCACCTGATTCGCATATTGATACATCTGATTTATCATAAGATAAAATTCTTGGATAGTTATGGTGACAGGCGAAGCTCTTGCTGTAAACGCAGCTGAGACAACTGAGGGGACATAGTTGATATTCATCACTGTTGTGCCTTGAGATGTTTGATTGTACGTGATGTGTTTGACACCTGCAAATGTTTCTGAGATTTGAAAATTGCTCAGTGGGAGAATATTTCTAAATTGCGCAGCCGTTGAAGGGAAATTCGTCTGAATTAGAAAGAAGAAAGCATTCAGATATTGAAAATACAAAGCAAAGTCGCTCTTAGATAGACTGTAAGAGCTTATTGCCTGAAAAGTTAGGGCGTTGCTAGAAAATGTTATTTGATCAACCAATGTCACGCCTGTAAAAAAACTTATCGTTTGCGTTGAACCAACGAGGTCAACAGTTGTAGTTTGTGTGAGCGCCATATTTTACCCCTTAATTTTTGATTAAACAACGCCGAATAGGCGGAAAGTACCGCTAAATGTGCTAGCATCTGACATTAAGAAACGAAGTCCGTTTACTGTTGCTGTCGTTGATGTTAGTCCTGAAAAACTCGCATTAAGGATCCCGACGGTATCTAAATAGTTTGTCTGTTTTCCATTTATCGTTTTTTGTAGCGTATTGCTGTCTAAGTTGTAGAGATTGCACCAAAAAGTCGATGGAGCTGTAGCGTCCGTGCTGTTGTTATTGATGACCTGCAATGTAGATGCTTGACCACCCGCATTTCCTCCGGAGCTTGTGAATCCGACAGCCGTAGTGTTTCCAGTGCTTATATAAGTAGATCCAGCATTTACCGAGAGTTGTAGAATACCCGTGTTCGTAAAAGACGAACTTCCTAATATCGAATATCCTTCTAGATAATAATAGGAATAACCCCCAAAACCTGTCGTGAAGTTCACCGCCGCAACACCGCTTACTGTCTGAGCCTGTAGGAGTACTTTTGAACCGGGACCAGTTGGGCCGGCTGAAGTTCCAAGCTGTTGTGTGACTGTATCAACTGTTACGAAGACGGGATTTGCTGTTGTGTTTCCATTTATTCCGCAAATAAAGGCTTTGCTAAGTTGTCCAGGGCCCGTCCCAGTCCCTTGACCGATAATCATTTGATTGCTAACGCCTATCTGACCTAATCCACTATGATTTATGTAAATATTATTAGATTCCGACCCATTTAGGTAATAGCCTGCTTCATATCCTAAGCAACAGTTTTGAGTCCCACTTAGAAGATTATATAAATTCCTATACCCGATTCCGACGTTATAATTTCCATTAATCATCGCCGCCATGCTGTTATTGCCTAGAGATGAATTTTGTATTCCTGTTGTAAGGCTATACATACACGCAGAACCGCAAGCAACGTTATTTACACCACTTGTTAGTCCGTTCAATACATTATCACCTATTCCAGTATTAACAGTCCCCGTAATAACTGAACCTGTGGATTGAGCGCCGATAATTGTGTTGCCATTAGAATCAGTGACGTTAAATTGTAGTGTTGTTCCTGAGCCATTGAAGGTACATGTTGTTGTTGCCGCTTCGCCTGCTTTGATTGTAATTACACTTCCGGTTACACTCCCCGTGTCGCCGTTAATTGTTACTATTCCACTTGAGGAGGGAGTTTTAAAACTTGGCGCCACGCCTGTTCCGTTTGATGTGAGTATATCACCAGATGTACTTCCATCAATTCCAGTGAAAACTGAAACTCCATCGAAATATTGTACACCTTGCTCATTGATATTTAAACTATTTGCTGGGCCTGGCATGATAAATCCTTATGCTAATGTCCAAGATCCAAGGGACGAGATGGCGTGCCAAGAGGTATCAGCGACACGATAGGTTAATGTTAAAGTAGATCCTTCTGCCGTGCTAGCCGCTGTGCCTGCTACACTAGATAGATCGGCTCCGATGTTGATTTGTTGTCCCGCAGCTGCTTGTACGGTGACTACAGAGGCACTATCTACATAAAGAATGATCGTGGATCCATTGACAAGGCCAGCCGTTGGAAGATTGCAGGTTAAAGTTCCTGTGCAAAAGTAACCATTCTGCGGCATCGCTGAGAAAGTAACGGCTTCGTCTGTCCAAGGAAATCCGTCCGTAACTACACTAGCTGTTACAGTACTGCCAAAAGCCGAAAAGACTATTCCATTCCCATTTGCAAAAGTCAAAACTCCTGCCGCCGGAACCGCAACTCCTGTTAATGGATTGGTGATAAACGATTGAGCAACACTCGGCGGTAAACTTCCCCCTGTGGCAGCTTTATAAATCTGGCTCAAAATAACCCCTCTTTACGTTTTGTTATATGTGTAAGAGATCGAGAAAAATCCTGATGCACCATTTCCATAAAATGATGTCCCTTTAGGAAAAGCCGTTAAATCTTGATCTAAAATCATAGCTTCGCCAGCTGGGAATGTGTGCCAAAGATTCGCGGCATTCGTGCCATTAATATATAAAGCTACTGAGGCCGTTCCTTGATTATCCAGAATCAATTTACATGGATTAACTGGAAGCGTACCTATCAGAATTGCGCTTCCTGTCATGGTTGCTGATATTTCTGTGCCAGGTAAACTTGCCTGATTATTCCAAAAATTTGACATTTTTAACCTTGAGTTACTTCTTGTTGAAGGTCTGGTGAAACATCTGTTGTTGGCAATACCGGGGGCGCTTGAGTCGCCTGAGCCTGTTTTCCTGCTAGAAAAGACCCAAATTGCGCATTAGATTCTATTGCATCTGCCAGAGGTGAATCTGGATCGCATACAAAAAGATAATCTTTTCCGTTGATCGTGTTTTTAAGTTGTGATTTCATCGAGAGCATCTTCATTCTCCTGGTTTAGGTTGATTGAAAATTATCTTATCAACCAACCTAAATTTTTTCTACTATGAAAGAATCCAAACGTTGATTAAGACGTTATCACCTGCACCCAAAGCTCCAGCACCATTGTTTTTTGTATGGACAATGATCTGGCCTGCTGATTGTGTGATTCCTAAATAACCCATTCTAGCATCATTTGTGGATGCATTAAGGTTTGCTATAGTCACAATAATTGCAGATGTAGTCAAAATCTTGCTAGATACAATAGTAAAGTCTTGCACTCCGGCTGATGCTGTCGTAAACCCCGTCCATGTGGTGCAAAGAACTCTACTATTCAGCGTAACCGTTACTGTTGCTGAAGCAGTAGATGCCGTGTCTGGGGTTACTGCAACCAAGCCGGGTGTTGTGGCGCCTGTTGCTAGAACCATTCCTCCTGTTCCTGATTGAAGGGTTAGCGAAGCTGCTCCAGTCAATGAACCTAATGTTACGACGTTTGCTGCGGCTCCATCACCGATACCAATTGTTTTCGCTCCCGTTCCACCATGACCGATTGTAACTATTTGAACTCCTGTTCCTGGTGCAATAGCTACCGTCCCTGTTTGCAAACCTGTACCACCTACTGTAATGGTCCCTGTAGTCATAGCTGCACCGATATTTACTGCACCCGCAACTTGAACGTTGGCTATATTTACAGTTCCCGCTCCAGCACCATTTGCTATTAGCACGCTATTCGTTCCTGAAGAAGAACCGATAGTTAAAGCCCCTGTCTGCGCGGTTCCACCTATCAAGATCGTTCCAGTGGTAAGACTTGGTCCCACTTGGAACTTAGAAGACACGACTCCATCTAAAAGCAAGTCGTGAGCAGCCGCCCCTGTTCCTACAAGCAAAGATACATTGGTTGTTGAAGTTGTATTGCCTATTACAACCACGTTTGCTGCTGCATCATTACCTATTAAGATGCCTGTAGTGTTTGCATTACCTAAGATCTGAAGACCGCTTGCTGACGTTCCAGCATCTACTATAATAGCCCCTGACGCTCCTGAGCCACCGATGGTTGTTGTGCCTGATCCTGAAGCGTTGATAGACACGGTTCCAAGAGCTGTAAATCCTGCAAGTGTTTCTAGACCTGTGATCGTTACTCCGCCAGTTGCATTACCGATTGTAACCGCGCCTGTACCTCCAGTTCCTATTGCTGTGACAGCTGCCGTAGTCGTATTAATATTTGTAGTGCCTTGTAGAGCTGAAGTTCCTGTAACTGCTAGGTTGCCATTAGTTAAAGTCAAGTTGCCTAAAGATAGTGTTGCATTACCTGATGACACAAGAAGATTACCTGTTGTTACCGTCAAACCTGAACCAGCCGTTACTGTTGTTCCTGCTGATACTGACCCGGGAAAAGAAACGCTTCCTGGTAGTGAGATCGCGATAGAATGTGTCGCCGCATCTCCTGTAACCACGATTTGCGATGCAGTTCCGAGTATTTGGATATTTCCACTTCCTCCTGCCGGGGAAACGACGATCGTTCCATCTGATAGGGTATTTAGAGCACCAGCTGCACCAGCTGTCACTGCTGTCCAGTTAGGAACACCTGCCGTGTTACCTGATTGAACGTAAAGATTTCCAGAACCCGCAACGCCATTCACATTCATATCTAGACTTGAGAGCCATAAATACCCAGCGGCGTAATTCGCATCGCTTGTGTTATTTGGGTTGCGTCCTGCAACGATTAAAGGCGCCTGAGACCCGCCTTGGGGCATATCATTGTATTGGAATGGACAGGGGATCATTGGGCTAGACATATTGTCTCCTTTGTTGTTGATTTATCCAATATATGACATATTCAAGATTACAGAAAAATGTTGTCGATTGCGCATGTTTACACATCCTGATGGGGTTGCTCAATGCAAGAGTTTTATTCGATAAAAGAATTGGCCGCCCACTTTGCTTGTCATCATACAACAATCAGAAGGGCGATCAAAAAGGGCTTCATAATAGCTCTACGACTTAGTGACTCAAAAAGAAGTCCCTATAGGATTAGCATTCGAAGCATCAACGAAATTCACGCCTCTATCATAAGAGAGCTTGCATCTAAATACAAAAAACCTCTATAAATAAGGTTAACTATAAAGAGGTATTAAATGGATATTTTAAACTTTGTTGAAAAATTTAATTGGCAAACAATTGTAGCAGTGTTTGTTATGACATGGTATTTCACGCACGACATTAAGGTCGCAATTGAAAAACAATCTGCTAGGACAGATAAGCTCTATGAAATGTTCGTGGATTTACTAAAGGATAGAAAATAAAATGGAAAAAGTTGAAAAGAAAATCTATGAATATATCAAAACAGAGTCTTTCTTAAAATGTTCTTTTCTAACAGAAGAGGCCAAACATGTTGTCACTCTTCATCTAAAAGACAATTTAAGTTATGTCGAGATTTCGCGAAGAATCGGAAAATCTGCGCAGATGGCTAAAGTCATTTTCACTAAAGCAATTAAAATGCTGCGATTATCTCTTAATGAAAAGCACTCAGATCTCTTAATTGAAGATAGCCTTTTAAGTAATAGAGTCAAAAATAGTTTCTTTAATGATCCAAATATTAAAACACTAAAGGATTTTGACAAACTTCCTGTCTCTAAAATTTTGAGAAGAAATCTAGGTCAAGCAAGTGTATTAGAAATACAAAAATACATTGAAGATTTAGGATTGTCTTTAGCATATCCTGAGCAAGAAACGATTTTTATTCTTCCAAAAAACTTTAACAAAGATCTTTTTGCTGACTTTTCACCTAAGGATTTGATTCGTTGGATAAATAATCTTGGCGTCCTTTTGCAAAAAAGGATTATATGACTATTTCTTAGTTTTCTTCTTAGCATGGTTCGCCAAAAAGTAGAGAATTTTAATAAGTTCTTGGCTTTTTGGCTTGTTTTTTTCTTTCTGCATGGCGTTCCTTTGCGGCTTTCTTGGCTAATTCCAAGGCGTCATAGATTGTTTCGTATTTATTCTTGTATTCATTGCCCTTTCCACCTCTAGAAGCCTGAAGTTTCATGATAAGTTTATGAAGAGCGGCTCCAATTGGTGAAGTTGTTCCCGCCTCCCAAGCTCCTATATAATTTTGTCCGGTTGATTTCCTTTGCGTTAGAAGGCTCGTGAGCTCTTCTACATCTTCCGGGGATATATCATCATACGCATAGAGCTTGTCGCTGCCATGAGGCTTATAAGCCAATTCATTGTTGATAGGATCATATCCAGCCCATTCAACATTTCTAGAGACTTGCTGTCCTGATTTTTTTTCGATGCCTGAGATCAAGTCGTCGTATAGGTCTGCGAGTTCTTTTTCTGGTAAAGGAGATTCGATAAGTTCATCAACAGGCACCTTATGCTTCTTTCCATCCACATCTATAAGCGCCTGTCCATTTCGGACTTCAAGAACCTCGCCAATACCCTGAGGAGATGCTACGGTGGATTTTTTCTCTAAAGGTCGTGATTCTTCAACCTTTGGCTCTTTTCCTGGGGAAATTTCATCTTCTTTTGGCTGTTTAGTAAGGTATTCAGCAATGACGTTCTCGAAATCTTTTCCTGCTTTCTCTTCAATATCCTTAGCAAGCTTTGGGTGAAACTTCTTAAAGAAGGCCGTAACACCCTCAGCATCGTTTCCCGACTTTATTAGCTCATCTACCTTCTTCTTTGATCCAAGGTTTTCTAACACGTTCGCTACATCTATAGTTTTTACTTCAGGTTGCGCCATATTAGCAACTGGTGTTAAATTGGTGTCAACAGGTGTTGTATTTACAGGAGGTTGTTGAGATGCTTGGTTTAGCGCTTGGTTTTGGTTTTGTGTTTGTAAAGGATTTTGTCGGAGAGAAGAAGTTTGCGCGAGCGGATTTGCTGCTTGTGTTATATTCTGTTGCATCCCTGTGGCTTGTTGTAGACCCTGACCCTCTGTTCCGATTCCTGGTGCGGCTCTTAAAGCTGTAGGGATTGCTCTGGATAAGGCATAAACCCCTCCCGTTGCTGCTGCCGTTGCACCTAATGCAAAATTTGCAGCTCCTTTTAATGAGGGATGAATTGAATGTTGAGCAGTCTTATAAAGATTTGATGATTTATTGACTTGTTCTTTTTCTGGAGCAAATCTTGCTAATTTCTTTTCATTTCTAGAGATAAAATTCAATACGTGCTCTGTAGTATGTCCCGCTTCTAATGCTGAGGTTATCTGTTGAGCAAGTTTTGGATTGGTTTCCGATAGATATTTCAGAATTTTTTGTACGCTATAACCTGAATTTAATGCCTGTGTTATAGCTGTCATCTTTTTCCTCTAATGTAATTTACTAGAGAATTCCAACCTAGATTAGGTATCATCCCAAATGCTGCCAATTCTGGAGACTCTCCGAAACCACTAAAAATTTCCCATAAAGGTCTCATTCTTGGAATATTTGCCTCTTGAACTTGACCTTTCTGAAATTCAGATAATTTTAAACCTTTATTTTGTGCTTCCGTAAGTGATTTTCGAAAGTCTTCTAAAGTTCCCCCTGAATCTAATACCATCGCTCGGACTAGGATAAGATCATCTTTCTCACCCATCCTCATCATTCTATCTGTTAGATCAGAAACATATTTTTCATGCTGTTTTGGATATGCAGCATTATATTTTGCATTTCCTTGAGGAGCTCCTTTGATCTGAGTATATTCTTTCGGCGCCTCTAGAGAATGAATAGAGTTTAAAAAAGGTTTACTGGTTTGGTCCCCCCATATCATCGAATGGAATTCTTCATTTCCCATGTCTTTATTGATAATCGCATCTTCTTTAACTGCATCAATCATGCCTTTTTCTACTAGTGGTTTGTAGATTTCTTTTTGATTTTCTATGTAATCTTTAACCCCATTTTCTGTATGGAAAGGAGCCATTGAGGGCACTGCATTCAAAGCATCCAATTGGTTTATGTCATTCTGAAGAAGAGCCATTGCATTTGTGTGCATTTGTTCTGGAGTCATATTTACAGGAAGAGCCCCTGCATATTGATTATATTTGTTCTGGAGTGTTTCTTTTGTTTTAGGGAATTCTTCTCCATACTTATTCAGGTGAGGAGCGAGCCGTTGAGGTGTACCTTGTGTGAAATTATTCCATTTATCTTGGATCTGTGCCCTTTTTTCCTTATCAAATCCATATTTTGAGAGAGCTTCATTGTATTTATTTTTTATTCCTTCTCTAACCCTATCCACAACATTATTTATCACGTTTGGATTCTTGTATTTTTCCATCAGTTGATTTCTGATTCTTCCTTCTTCTTCCGGAGTCAAGTCTTGCTTTATTTCTGAGTCAAATGTAGCAATATTTCCGTATTGTGTCGCAGGATTTACTAGATCTGGTCTTACTTCGGCTAGATATTGATTGGCTATTGCGTCAATGTTATCAGCTGACTTTCCTGATACTTCTGGAGGTTGTTCACCCTGTGTTTCTTTTGCAATGGGTTGAATAACATTCTGATTGGGTGTTGGTGATCCCTCTCCTTGTGGCATAGGCTGTGGCGCTTGTGCACCATTTCCCGACGCTTCCCCTAATGCGTTTCCTAGTTGCCCTGTAGAGGCTAAGTCTGTATAAAATTTACCGAGTCCTGATCTTTCAAGGGGGGGATTTAAAGTATACGCTCTAGCTAAAGCGGGTAAAATTTTCGAGATATCTCCGTTAGCTCCTGCGAGCGACTTTTGCAATTCATCTATCGCACCTAAGCCTCTTTGCCTTTGCATGTGCCCTTCGACAGCACCTGGAAGGGTTTGGGATAGGTTGGAACCGATTTGCTGGCCTATAATGTCCCAGGGGGTCCTTTCGGCCGGAATGATGGATACCATAAGTTACTCCTAATAAGTGCTTTGTGCTTGTCCTGGATTTCTGCTGATATATCCTCCATAAGGATTGCTAACATCGCCGCCTCCCGCGTTTTGGTTTTGTCCAAAATAGGAATTTGCTGCACCAGAAGCAGCAGCGCCAGCTATTTGACCCCATCCACCACTTGAAGGAGGTTGATAAGTGTTCTGGGTAGGGTTGAGGATTGATTGCAACTGTTGCATCCAGTTATTTACAGGCTGCTGGCCATATTGTAAAGCTTGATTTACACCTTGTTGCTGCATATTTCCTCTAAGAGCCGCTATGTTCGTGCTTAGATTGCTACCTTCTCGTGCTAACTGGTTTCTGAAGCCTGTAGAACCTAATGAGCCCCCAGTACCTTGAGAGGCAAATCTGTTTGCAAGATCTGGAACTGTTTGTTCGTTAAATTGCCTTTGCAAAGGTGCTTCGAACTTATTCCAGAATTCAGGATCGTTTCCAAATAAATTTGAAAGCCATTCACTCCCCTGTTGGTAATTTCCGTTTTGCGTTATGTCTTGATTGGGACCGCCAGTTCCGCTTCTTATCTGTTGAAGAATCTCATCCATTCCCTTTAACTGGTTCTTGTTATACGTGGAACCATGTTCTCCTTTTGAACCTGTGAGAGCACCTAACCCACCTGAAAGCAAACTTCCGAGAAGCATCATCATCGAAGTATCCATAGAATTTCTCCTTTATCTTTTTCTCAAAGATAACACATTGCTAAATTTTCAACATAAAAATTGTATTTGCAGTTAAATCCCTGAATTCTTAAGGTGAAGTTGTCTTCTCATATAAGACCTTCTAGGGTTGGCCGGGTGCGTTGCCCGGCTTTTTTATTTACCATTCCTGAGATATTGCACGACAATGAACCCTGAGTATCCAACTAGGCTACTTGTAATCACTATCTGCGTATCGCTCATTGTGAATGTGATATTTGGATTTCCTTGGCTATAAAAGCTGAAATAATCGCCCGTTCCAGGTGTAGAAGGCGGCTTACTTGCCGAACCCCAAACTTGTGTGACTACGAAATTCTGATCTATTCCAGTAATAGGAAATGTTGGCGTTCCTGTTAATGTTATCGTCTGGCTCGTCATATTAGGAAGGTAAACGATCGCTTGAAATCCGTTTCTCTGCTCATTTGTCTTGAGGTAAGACCAAGTTTGGCCATTAAAATTTTCTGAAGGAGTGAAAGTTCCAATCATCTTTTGGTTTATCACATCTGCATAAGCAGAAAACTGGTTATTGAGAAACCAATTTAAGTCTTCTTTGTCTTCGGGGATATTTAACGTTGTTCCCAAGAAAGGAGAAAACTGCTCGCTAGGATTCTGATCTGGAGTCGTCATATCAAACGTCCTCCACGTCGCATTGTAAACATCATTGCCAGCAATTGAAATGCGCTTTGACTTATCGCATTTACTGCCATTTGACGATCCGAAAGAGTCAATTCTATTTGCACTGTTTGCGCTATCACGTCTGCAAATAACCGTGAAATCGTTTCTTCTCCATAACCTATTTGATATGGATTTACAGAAGTTGTGACAACATTGCTCTGAGGGTTATCTGAAATAGGTTTATTGGCTACTATGTCTGAGGAGTCAGCAAAAACATTACATATAAACTGTCCACTTTGGGTTCTGTCTATGTAAAAGTCTATCTTGCTTAATCTCGTCCTCTTGTCCTCAGGTAGGAAGTTGAAGATTTTAGAGAGGAGACTGAAATTGCTTATCTTTGTTATCTGCCCGCTTCCCGTGTATGCTCCTGTTGTGCTTATTGGATTTAAAGTTTGATCTTCATCAACAGCAACGGTTCGCACATAAACAGGGGTAGACACTATAGGAGGACTAAAATTAATGACCAATGCCCCTGTTTGATAGTTTATCGTTCCTGACCCTCCAGTGCCAATAAGATTTCCATCTAGATTTGTATCTTCAAACTGCAATGCACCTATGTTGATTTGGACCGATCCGGCAAGGATAGGAACATAACTTAAGGTAGTACTGAAAGATACTCCTATAGCTTCTGGGAATGATTCATAACCATAATCAAGTAGGTTAAAGGTGTTTTCATCTACAACAGAGATACGGAAATTCCTTCCATTTAGCGTTATCCCTTCTGTGTAAGTTGGGGTTGTTACTCCACTCAATGTAATCCAAGATTCATCAGGCAAGTTGTGATTAGCGCAAGTAACCGTAAACCCTGAGATATTCGATATATTTAGAGAAGGGGCATTTGAAACACTTTCCCTGTCGAGTTGGAAAACAAAACCTTGCTGATTTCCGGCTATGACTACTTCATTTCCGCTAAGTAAAGAAGATGATCCCCATGTTACATCTGTATATGATGACCATTCATCAGTCAATGTTGCCCAAGTTTGGTTTGTCCCGGATAGATTGTAATAGTAGCCCAAGCATGTGTAGCAATCATCAAAATATGACCAGTTTTTGGTGTCATAATTATAAACCAAGAGCAAGTCTGGAAAAGTGCCATTTGGATTAGATCCACTAGGATACGTCCAATAAATGAGTTTTGAACGGAATGTTCTTATTCCATACACCCTTTTCAGGCCAAAATTAGTTTGCCTTATTTCAAAAATATCTTCCGGAATTTTTTCATCTATCCTGACAGTGTCATTCGCATCACTAATGATAGCTCCTCTAGAACCTATTGCCATTAACCCTTTATCCAGAGGAATCGTGCTAAATGTACAATCACTTCCAAGTTCTACATTCACTCGTTCCCAAACGAAAGGATTTACAGTGTTATTTACGAATCTAAGACGCCAAGTGCTGCGATTGAAATATACCACGAGAATATCTCGAATGAATTCAGCTGCTACGATTTGCTCATTCGTAGGCGCATCATTGGCGCCCCCTCTACCAAATATATCATCTCTTGCTGCTTGCGGCTGATAGGATTGTAAATTTGGAGTATTAGGCACAGGATTGCTATAATAAGGCGTTCCAATCTGTGTCCACCTTGCTCTATTAGGGAAGTTTTGCAAATTTGAAGATGAAGAACCTTCCCAGGTATTAAGAAAGACTAAGTACCCTCGGTATGGGAAAATCAATAAAGCTCCCGCAAGAGCATTATCTGGATCTACAGGAGGATTATAATTCACCCATGTTGGACCAACTGCTGTCGAAGACCCATCAGGATTAACATTACTAGTATTCGCATAATATCGTATTCCATCTTGTCCAGTGACCGTTCTTGTTGTCGACAAAGCAACACCTGTATTCGCGATACCTGGCGTAAAAGCGCCAAGGCCATCCGTTGCAGTAACAGTAAAGGGGTTACCAGCTACTGTAACAGTTCCCTGGCGGAGATTATTTGGTAATGCTGCTCCTGAGACATTCAGGAAATAGATAATATCATTTACCTGGAAAGTATTTCCTGCCGAGGTGACTTGAATTGTGTTTCCAACCGGGTTGGCAAACAATGAGATTGCATAACCATTTAGGCCCGGTACTGAATTTGTGGCCCAAAAAGCATTTGCATAATTTGTTGTATAAAAAAACTGATAGTTTGTTCCACTCCATACCACTGGCATTACTGATGCCAGGTTTACGAAAGCCGTTCCATTATACGAATAGGCTTGTGTCTGATCGAAAGCTATTAGTATTCTTTGATTTGCCCCAACCTCTTGAGTTCGCAATCCCATCACAGGAGTTCCGTTTGCTAGATTTCCTAACAACGTCGTTCCTGTTCTTCGGATAGTTCTTCCTCGGAACTGATAGGCATTTACAAGAGACTCAAAAGAATCCTCTGGAATGGAAAAAGGCTTCTGATCTTTTCTTAAACCTTCTTTTATAGGGCCTATCATAAAGTTTTGTGAAGTCATGATTCTGCTATTGCCATCCAAGTAAAATTGTGAGCTCCAGTCAATCCGGCTTGGTGAATCTGAAGTTGGATACTAGGGGAAGTCATAATCTCAACACTTACCGCTGGAGCAGTTGGTGTTCCGGGGGTTGTCAACACATTTGATGTTGCTGAGGCCATGATAACTCTTGTAGGAATAGGAGAAAGAACGATAGGGAGTGTAATATCTGAAACAACGCCAAAATAAAACAAGAATCCTCCTGGAAGAAAGCTATAATAGATTGGCCCTCCTAATCCCACTGAGTTGTAAGTAAGTTGCATTCCTGTATTTGGAATATTGTTTGGTAAAAACTGTGGAATTTGACAAAACAGTTGAGGTTGTCCTGGAGAAGGCGAAACACCAGAAATAGCATTCTTGTTATATAAAACAACCAAAGATTCTGTAACACCAGGATCAGAGAGTCTATTTTCTACAATGACAGTAGCATGTTTCGCCTGGTTAGCGGCATTCAAACCTACATGGTTTTCATTAAAGACATTATTGTATACGGCAAAATTTGATTGGACTTGAGCCACCTGATCAGCGGGCGAAATTGAGCCTTGAGGTGTAGTAATTGAATATGTCATATGTTTGCCAATACTATAAAATTAATCGTTGCTTGCTTAATACCTCCAAGGATTGGGCCTCCTGGATATAAATTTATCTTTGTATAAATCCCTTCTGGACTAATCTCAAAGGTCGTTCTTGGTGTTGCTTGAGGTTGAGGCCCCAAAACGGTAAAATTCATTGTAATAATGTTTTTGGCTATAGCTGGAATTAGACTTAAAACTATTGGAGTAGTCATTGAAAAATTTCCTGATCTTCCTCCAAAGTAAACTAATAGTTTTCCTGGAAGAAAAGAAATAAACTGATTTGCTCCTCCAGTTGTGTAAATCTGATAATTTGTATATTGAAATTCTGGTTGTGTTCCCTGATATTTCATAAATACTTGTTCTGTCTGTCCTTCCACTGTTCTGCAGTAGATTCCAACTTCTCCGTTGTTTACGGGAAAATTAGCTTTTTGTTCCGGCATTTGAATAATCGTGTGGTTTCCCGCCAAGGATAAAGCATCAATAGGAACGTGATTCATAGCAAAAGCATTGTATAAGGAGATGAAATTATTCAAAAACGGCGTTACTGAAGTTGCTATAGCCTCATTAGGTCCTTGTGGTGAATCGGGAGTAAATGAAATGGGATTCGTCATTATATTCCTATAGCCAAGTAATAGACGTCAAATTGAGGCGCCCCTGCGAATGTTTGGAATCCTATATTGAAACTGCTTCCTGTTATGTTGGTTGGTGCGGCCGCTGAAACAATAGGCGCACCGACATTATTGCTTGAGTTTCCTACCGTTAAACCTACATATAATAGCGTTGAGGATGGGCTTAAGAGGACATTTTGGCCAACAGTAGGATTGTGAATCTTACCCCCATATATTGTAAAAGGCCCAGCCATGAATGAATACTGCTGTGGATAATAAACATCTGGATTTGTGCTTTGCAATCCCGTTAATGGAATAACTCCTGTCATTTGAATAGGTGTTTGAGCACTACTTGGAGCAAAAAAAAGTTGGGGTATAGAACTAACCAATTTCGAATATAAGGCTATCTCTGTGGCCGACGTTATTGGATCACCCGCTTGGTGAAAGAAGTTTACTACCTTATGCATTCCGCCAAACTTCGTATCATTAATTGACATATGATTTTCGGAGAAGGTAGAAGATATCGTCTGAAAATTCGATCTGATTTGCTGTTGAGATTGCAATGTTTGATCTGATATCGTCGGTATTGCTGGATTATAAGACATAATTTATCCCGAGGTTCCGCTATATTCGGTTCCAAAGAACCATGAAGCAAGAGGTCTTCCTGGCTGACTAAAGATCGTTGCCGCTCGTTGAGTGCTAAGCTGCTTCAATGTCCTTCTCTGTGCTTTACATACCTGGTCTTCTAATACTGGCATCAAAGTTGCCATTCCTTCTGGATCTGGAAAATCGGTATAGATCAGTTTTGCAGCAAGACAACAGATTAAAAGATACCATTCATCAAGTTCAGGCGCGCTTCCCTCTTCAATCAATTGGGTTGGTTGTTGACTTATCTGAAATTCAACTTGATACACTTGCATAGGAACTGGCCTAAACACTATTTGCTGGTTATAGAAAAGAACATCAACAGGTCTAGAAGCTTGATAAGGCACTACAGCGGCGTATATATCATCTCCCGCTGGAATTACAGCGTTATTGGCCAATGTGAATCCATATTTCCCAGTAAGGTAATTTATTCCTTGTCCCGGCACAGTAGAATCGCCGACAATATTTCCTTGGGAATCAACAAGATTGCCTATATTGCTATTTTCTTGTGGGACGTCTGTAAGAACGATATTGAATCCTGAGTCATCAAAAGACGAGATAATCACAGCTGCCTCAGTAACGTTGCCAAAGATATCTAACTGAGCTCTTAAGAAAGGAAAGGGCCCTACAATCCCTGTATAGTTATTATTCGGGATTCCATTTCCAGAATTTATGATTTGGTTCACAGAAAGATTTGGCCAACGATTGTAAAATGTTGTTTTATCCTGGAAGTATCTGAGAATATAGCCTTGACAGTATACTGGAGGTGTTAATTGAATATTTCCCGGATATGATTGATTTTGAATTCCCGTCATTGGATTCGTTGGATGGTCTTCGTAGACGAAATCATAAGTATCTACGTTAGGCACAGTATAAAAAACTAAAGGCTTTGTAAGTTTGAGGTTTTTGAATTCCTCGGGCATATGAATGGTATATGCTAGATTGATGTAATAATCAATCTGAGTCGTTGGCATTGACTCTTCAGTATACCTTGCAGTCATCCGACGAACCGTGTTTTCCATCTGTTCTAGACTGACTAACTGTGTATAGGCATAACTCATACTACCTCTATGGGCTCAGGAGATCCTTATTTATCAGATTTCCAGGTTGTCCATCATTATAGATAACACCCTCAAAGCTGTCCTGATTGCCATATGGGAGCGGAATAGGCGGTAAATAAGGCCCGCTTGAGTCTGGTATCAGAACCGGAGGCGTATACGCGCTTGGCAAACTTATAGGGTATGCAAAAGGCGTAAAATTACTTGAATCCACGTTACAGGTTAAAGTATTTGCTGTCACTGAAATTACCTGAACTTGGAGAGTGTTTAACTGTTGCATTCCGAATATTCCAGGAATGTTGAATCTTATCTTAACTCCCGCAACATAATTATGTCTTTTAGCAGTCGTGATGACCATTTGCGAAGCTTGAGTAATCGAAGTTATGACTTGCCATACAAAATTCTCGGTTACAGTTTCCTGAGAATATCCCGGGTAGTACATAACAGAGGATTGTGTTGGTGTTGCCATATCTTATCCATGTAAAGCGGTTTTACATGCCGCTATTCAAAAATTCAAAGGTATGAAGGCGTACTTCTTGTTGCTATTATCCACTTGGTGAATAGAACTTTTTGGTTTATTTGGGTCCATAATCTCATTAGATTGAATGAAATGAGGAGTGTAGTAGTAATCATTGATTTGATCTACAAAACCTCTAGGTAGAGTATAGACCTTGTTGTCTTCCAACTCATACCATTTCACTGGATCATCTTCATACTTCATATAAGTAAGTTTCACTGTTTGGCCAGGAACTCTTCGATTAATAAACTTACCTGTAATCTTTACGTTATCCAAAAGCTTTTGTTTTTCAATTTCTGCCAATCCTGCCGCTTTAGCGCTCGTTGCTGTCGTAGATCTATCCTGAGCTCTTAAGTCGTTAGCATCATGCTCTCGTCTAGGATTAATTAAAGCAGCTTGTTTCTTTCTTTCTTCAATATCTAATTTCGTAGCCTCTAATTCTACCCTAGCTTTATCAATCTCTTGCTGTAAGCTTTCCAGCTCTACTGTTTGCGTCATACATACCTCGGTTTGTTCGTCTATACTCTTTTCTTTGGAATCTACAGTAATAAACTTTTTATGTCTTGCCATTTTTTTCTCCATTAAAGGGGAAAGGCTTTTTTATGCCCTTCCCCAGCTTCCCATTTCTGACTATGGGAATTTATTTACCTAGGGATAAGTCTGGCTCGAAGTTATTGCTTTCCACTGCCAAACGTCTGCCGTTCCGCCTATCAAACCGCCCGTTGTTGCAGAATTCGTTCCATCACCTGCACCGATCAAGATACCACGTGAACCAATGTTTTGCTTAGCAAAGCTAAGAACGTCTTGGTTAGCGTAAGGCAAAGGTGCAGGAATAACATTAAATTGTTGGAAGTTATTAATGTTGCCCTCTCCTTGCGGTATCATCACAGGGAATGTAAATGGATAACTTGCAGCCAAAGGCCAATGGGTAGGATTAGTACCCGAAGACGTATTAGTAGCAAATACACCAAAGTTAGTGCTGTCAACAGCCAGAGTGACAGTTTGTGTGCCCACAGCATTATTAGCAGCAATAACGGTAGCCTGGAATGGCAACCCGCTAATCGAGTTAGTAAGCTGAGGAACACCAAAAGCGGTTGGCATTTCAAAAGTGACAACGTCCCCTACATAGTAGTTCTGTTGTACCAATAGTGTGACAACCATAGGATTAGCATTTGTAATTTTTGCGATAACCCTATTCTCTGGATAAACACCTGTAGAGTCAGCTACAAGGTAATTTCCAACCTTTTGAACGAATCCTACTGAAGTTGTAGCTCCAGTACTGTCCAGAAGAGTTGTAAATGTTGTAGTAGATCCTACAGTAATTACAGTCATTCGAAGTCCGCCAAATTGAGGCGAACTTGTCAAACCATAAACTCTGACGGTATCTCCCACTTGTAAACCGTGTGCAGTACCTGTTGTCCACACTGTCGTTGTACCTGGGGTAAACGAAGAAACGGCAACTGTGGCATATGCTGTCGGACTATAGCTGTTATATAGCGTAAATCCATTGATAGCTGCATATCCTGTATTCACAGGCGCAAGAATGCCCGAAACAGTACCGTTTTGCTTAATCAAAGCTGTTCCCGCTTTCATATATCTCGGGAAAAACTCTGCTTCAGTAATTCTGGTAGATGTTAAAGCACCTGCCGTACTTCCTGATGATACTCCATTCATTGTTAAATTCACTAAACGGAATTCATCAATTTGATTTGGAATAGGCAGGAAGAAAGGAGTCGAAGCTACGTTAACAAACGAGCCAGTTGTGATTTGTGTACTCATAAGTCACCTCCTTATAGCGCTACTTGCAATGTGCAGCGTAGATTAACGATCCACGACGTGTTAGTGATATTGAACACCTGAGCCATCTTCCAGCCTGCGGTCTGGTAGAGTCTCAAACGTGGCGACGCAATCTCTGGCGGCGCATAAATGAATTGGGCGCTATAGCCATCCAAATCCACCATGTCATAAGACTCCTGGCCTGGCAAGAAGACGTTATAAACGTCTGCGCCTAGAGCGGAAGCTGATGGGCTTACTGAACCTAATGAAGACAGGAGGAAACGGATGTTTCTTACTGTTCCCCATTCGGATTGCAAGAGGTTAGATTGATTAGCGTAGTTAGCTACGTTAATGAATCCGACCATCTGATCCAAGTCAGCACTCAGGTTGGTATGACCCAAACCAAAGAATGCTGAACGGACTGGTGCAGTTCCGAATTTCAGTTCGCCTTCTATGATGTCCATGATGAATTGAGCGTTGGCAGTACGCAATAGACGTACAGCCTTAGAGCAATCCAAAGGACTGATGTTAGTTGGGTTGTCCCCGTTTGTACCAGATGTACAATTAATCGGAGGTGCACCCCCCTCCATCATACTACGAGCCAATTGGTCTTCGGTTTCGCGAAGAGATTGGCCTAATGTTGACACTGCACTGTTGAGGACAGGGTCTTCGTTTATGAGCATGCAATTTGTTACTCTATGCTTTCACATAGGGTCTAATCATTTCTGTTAGACTCTGCAATTTCTTTTATATTTGCAGATCCGACTTTCGCTTCACCTTTCAGTGTCCACTCGCCTAAGTCTGTCACGCTGGCTTTACCCTTGCGCCTTGTTTGCCCGTCGGCAGTCCAAGTCAATCAGAGCGGATTTATAGCAGGCCATTTCTCAAAAACCTGCTCTTGCAATATTAGATAGGTGCCGTCATTTACCTATGCTGCAAGAAGATTGGCACGGTCATAAGTTGTTGATACTAACCAATCTACGCGCGCATCGATGTCAAGAGCCACCAGCTGTTGAGCGGCTGGGTCTACAATACCGTTGCCAAGAGGCACAGGTGCGGTTTCCAAGTTTTGGTATCTACGTCTACGTAGAATATCGCCAGCTTGCTGATCCATTGTGATCGGATATCCCATAGTTGTATGGATAAGATCGGGCATTGGACGCGCAAGTAGCTTCATACTCAGCTGTTGTTGCACAGCTGGTGGTAATATACTTGTGGTTGTTGGACCTGACATTTATTTGTCTCCATGAAGAGACAAAGATCACCTTTTTGCTGCTGAAGAAGTCTCTTTCCAAAGGGCCATTTTCTGCTCTTTGGTCATCTTAGAGTTGGACATCTGTGCCGCAGTCGTGACGGCTTCGGAGCGCACTCCAAGGCTTCCCGTCTTCGGCTTTCCTTCCTTCTCATCGACGCGCTTTTGTTCTTGAGAAACAGGTTTATCTTTAGCGGCAAGGTTGGCTTTATCAGCCTGGTATGCGGCGCTTTTTTTAATGAGATTATATACCTTTCTCAAAGGATTAGCGGCTTTTTCGACAGCTTCTCGGTTGTCTTCGTCACTTTTGATATATTTTTCAATATTCTCGGCAGTGACAACCTCGCCTAAGTCAGGAAATTCGGCTCTTGTTTCAAGAATTAGAAGCTTTTGATCTTTGTCGGCTAGTTTTTGCTCATAAGATGACATCTTCTTTGTCATCGAATTAAACGCTTTTACGAGTTTCTTTCCATCGGGAAAGTCTTCGCTTTCTAGCTGTCTATAATCGAAATCTTCCTCTTCTGGCTGTGCTTGAGGATCAGTTCTTTGCTGCTGCTGTTGTTGCAACTGCTTTTCATAGAACTTTTTCTCTTGCTCAGCTTGCCATAACTGACGTTCGAGGTCTTCTTTTGCCTTTCGAAGCGTAGCAAAGTTTTCTTGCTGCGACTTCTTATCATGGTTTTCTACAGCCTGGTCGGCGATTTCAGGGGTAATTACGCCATTCTCTGCTTCCATGTTTTCCTTTGAGATTGGTGAAGCCTCATTATGCACCATTTGGATAGTGATTAACGACATCACGGATACGTTGATTTAGGATATATCTAAAGTTTGAAATTTATGCAAGAGATTAAGAAGTAAAGATGATAGGTGAAACTTTATTCGAAGAATACATTTCGGTTATTTCATTAGGTTTTACAACGTAGTCAGAATCCTTCTCAAGCGTATCTGAGCAGTATCTACGAAGCATTTTCACGTAATTTATATCGAATTCTTGAGGGTTTGCGAGGATATACGCAAGCACCTCTTTCTTTGGTATGCACCATTCAAAGTTAACTTTGCCTCCATCCTCGACAGACCAAAGATAGTGATCATTGCCTTGATATGGACTTGGTCGAGTACGACGACACTGCGGGTAAATATGTAAGGTGTTATTGGCGTAAGGCTCTTTTTGAACCCATATGTGGATGTAATATTTTCCTCTAGTTCCCTGGTCATAGTTTCCTTGGACAGCCTCTTCTATGATAGATTTGAACTTAGACATTACCGCTTCGGAGGTTTCTCCTGCCGACTGGTAATCAGTCTTAGAGGCAGCTTCGACCATCAATTGGCCGTAAGTCTTATCGCTATTCTTGACCATTCATATACTCTTCTAGTATTTCAATCTCACACTCTAAAAGATCAATAAGTCGAGAGCACTGATCTTTCAGTGATTTTTCAGGATATTTCTCAAGGGTTTGTTTATATATCTTGCAAGCTCTTTCCATAACTTCCAGGGATTGTTTTGTGCGATCTTTCAAACTCATCGAATTAGCTTCGCTCCTCCCATATAGAGGCCGTTATTGCTATTCCAAGAACCTTGCTGAGGCTTATTCTTGTAACCAACAGGCTTATGCAGATTTGGGAGCTTCTTGATCTTTGGGGGTATCATTGTCATAGTTTTCCCTATTTAATCTTTTTGCTTTTGCAGTTATACGTCGTGCCTTTTCTGTTGATACATTTAAATTTTTTCCTATTTCTTTATAGGTTTTCCCTGAATTTCTAAGGTTTAAAGCCATTGTAAGATTAGGGTGTATCATTGTCATTTTAGTATAATTCCTCGTTAAATTTAGAAAGATATTTGGCAATTTCTCTTAATTTATTGCACATATCTTCAATCATCTCCTTAGAGATAGGTTGGTTGTTTGAAAATTCATAGTCTAAATCAAATGATAGGTTTTGAATCATCTCACAAGCTCTACCTTGTCTTTGCATCACCCTGAATATAAATTGTAATGAAGGTAAATCTACATCCACTATCCACCATGCATTTTCATGTGCTTTGCAGCTTCTTTGAGTGCTTCTTTAGAATGCTTTTTTCCAAAGGGTGCTGCTTTACCTTCTGCACGCAGTTTGCTTAATCCTACAGCTTTTGGAAGCGGTTCTTTTGAGTGCTTTACTTTGGATTTTAGATTTTTTACAGCTTTTGAATATGTTTCTTTCATAATCTTTACCCTACATTTTTCTTGTTAGCCTTGGAACCATCAGTTCCTTGGCGGTTATTCGTGTAAATTTTTCATTACCCACCATGTTTCTTCATATGAATCGCTGCTTCTTTAAGCGCTTCTTTCGAATGCTTCATCGAAGGCATCTTATGTTTCTTCATCTTTTCTTTCGGTTTTATCGTGCTTTTATTTAAACCTGTTGATTCTGCCGCCCAATGGGTTGGCATTATAGATTTATGAGCTTTTGATCCATGTGTTGTATGTTCTGCTTTTTTCGCTTTCATCTTATCCTTCCCTTCTCTTGTTAGCTTTGGAACCATCGGTTCCTTGGCGGTTATATGATTCTTGCAATGGCAATGGAGGCTTACCGCCTGGTGGGGTAAATCTTGGCCTTGTATCGCTAAGGTCTTTGTTTGTTGGCACCTTCGGCTTTGCTGCCGATGGGATTATCTTGATCTTTGGCATAGGTTATCCTTTAAAAGTGAAGGGGTGGCCACCAGTGGTCTTATACGCGCTGAAGCCATTCCCTTACACAAATTATTTATTCATCATCTTTTCGCGAGTGTATGGCTTCTTTGCCAATGAACTTGCATCGTGGCGGTCGATCTTCTCACGAATCTTTTCGTAAGAGTTAGACGCGCCTGCTGGTGGTTTTGGATCGATATTCTCTTTAATCTTAGAATAATCAGCTCCAGAATTTCCTTTGCCTTCACGACCACCCATAGAGGTGTTTTTATGACTATGAGACATTTGCTTTCTCCGTTTGTTTGATTGCTTTTTCATCTTCCTTTGCATTGATATTTTCTATCAATGAAAATATCTTAACAAAGTCTTCGACTCCCATTGAGCGAACTTCTGCTGCCGCTTTTACGGTGTTGAGTGTAGCGGAGGTTTTCTCGTGCTCGGACTTATTCATCGCTGTCATGATCTGGAATTGTTCTAAGCGACCTTTCTGCATTCTTTCTTCGGCAAGAGCTTTATCAGACATAGCTTTTGACTCAAGGGAGTTATTCACTACTTGCTGATTTTGCATCATAAGCTGAGCTTGCTGTTGCTGCATTTGCTGTTCTTGCTCTTGTTTCTTCTGGATCGCTTCGATCATTTTATCTTTGTCTTGAATCTCAAGATCGCTAAGCAGCATATCCACAGGTATTGGAAGACCATCCTTCCACAGGTTGTACTTCTGGAGATAGGCGAGTTGCTTTGTAGTATCTGTAAGAGGAGCTTGAGTCACTACAGCATCATATTTCTGGAAACTCTTATCTCTAAATTCATTCGTCGGCTCTTCTTCGATCATCTTCCTGATCTTCCCGAGCGTATAGTTTTTCTGAATAAGTGCCCAATGGAGACGACCACAATTCCTTTGGGATAGATTAAGGTTGTCAAAGAGTTCCTGTAAGGTAGTGAGAGCAGCACCTTGCCTGAGCTGCTCGGTAATACCCACGTCGCTATCCTCCGCTTGCCCCAAGAGTTCCGGCGTAACGCCCCCAAGGCTTTGAATATCCTCTTTAAGAAACTGGGTGACTTGGAAGTTTGCCGGGTTAATATTAGCTCCAGGAACATCTCTAATCCCTTGTTGCATTCTGTTTTTCTTGAAGAATCTTACTTTTCCGGGTCCAACTTTGAAAGCATCTTGATCGTCAATGAGAGAATCTTCTTCAACGTCAACGCCACTGAATTGAGCAGCCAGTAGATCCATTTCCAATTGCTTGCGGTAATTGTATAGATATTGTGCATCCCTGAGATTGCGAATAACGCCTTGATAGCGAAATGAGTAATTATTATTAGCAAGATCATGATAGGCAACAAAAGGAGTGAAAGGATAAAAGTCAATTCCCAGCGGATTAGGGCCATCATAAAAGCATACACTGTTGACAATAATCGCAAGATGCACCGTGGGTACTTTTTCTTTCACTATAACGATATGAGGAAACTGATGTTTTAGTCTATCCATCTCTTCTGGAGTGAACTCTACTTCCGTAGACTCATAGGTTTCAGGGTCTACCAGGAAGGTTCCCATTCTCTCTGTTTGATACCAATATTCATCATATGCAAGGAAACCTTTACGCCTGATATTGTATTGTTGAGGCATAAATGTGAACTTGGTGTCGAAATATGCCTGATCATTTAGCATATCAATCTCTGTTTCTCTTCCCGGGAGCATCTCTTTGACTTGATCTTTATGGAGATATTTTCTTGTTCGGATGAATTGACAATCGCTTAAGTCCATTTCCCGCCAAAAAGCATCCATCATGATCATATCGGCACTGAAACATTCAGTTTTCAAGTCCCCGCAGATAGGATCTCGTCTATAATCTATCCAGGAGTGCATTAATGATAGTCCTGTGATTGCCGATTCTTTGAAGCAATTGGAGATTGTGTTGTATGTGTCATCGAAGTAATAGGCTGATTGTACCGCTTTAGTAGCTTGTGAGGCTGTATTACTACTTGAACCATGCACCGGCACCATTCTAGTAGCTTTTCGGCGCTGTCGCTGTCTACCGACGATTGTATTGACTACAGGCATAGCCATATTGAATACATACTTTTGATGATCGTAGCTAAGGCCAGAATAAAGATTAAGATATCGTTGGTCGCCAAGATAAACTTTGCGGTCTATGAGCTGTTCGTAGAAGAATAATTGCCATGCAGAAAGGTTTTGGAGGTATCTAGAGTCGGCTTCTGCGACTATATCACACTTGCCGTCTTTGTAATTTCGGGTGTACACATTTTGAACAATTTGAGAACGCTCTAACATACCTGAAGTCATCTAAAAACCTCGTCATAATTTATTTAAGAAGATACAGGAAATATTTTATTCACGCAACACGCTTGAAGTTTGAGAGGCAAGATGATATATTAAAACGGTAAAAACGATGGTTTTAGAAGGTGAAGGTCGCAGGGATGCGTAGGCCTAGCGACTTTTGCTTTAAATATTTGATCGCAAATGTTAATGGGTATTAGCGCTCCACTTAACGCGAGTTGGGGAAAAATGGCTATAGATATCCGTGTCATCCCTTGGAAGTTCGAGTCTTCTTGCGATCACCTTTCGATTTTGGAGGAATGATGCCAGAACAACCGAAACCCGATTTGACAGCCTATATTGGAATGCTTAAACATGAGATCTCGGAGCACTGCATGAAACTAATGGAACGTATGGATTCTTGTTATGAAATTGAGAAATCTGAGATGACTGCTCATGTAGACAAGGAGATCACGGAACATGCAAACAAAGAAAACATATTAATTCAAACTAGGACTAAAGAATGTCTGAAGTTTCTCCAGGAATGGGAAAGTATCATAAAAGATGATATCAGAAAATATGCCGACAAAGAGATCGAGAGAATAATTACATCTATTCGATCCAATTTCGTGGATCTTGAAAAAGAATTGACAGAAGTTGATAGAATTCGAGATTATCTTAAGGAGCCGAAAGAATGACTATAAAATGCGAGAAAATATCTAAAGATGAAATGCTTGAGGCTATTAAGTTAGGCGTTAAAGAGGCAATTCATGAAATGATGGAAACTGGTGATGGATATACGGGCATAATCATTCGTGATTTTGTACTTGCTGAACTTAAAGAAGGTGTTATGAGTGGTATATATAGTGCGATGCCTTTACCTTCTGATATTTTAGACTCTATTTCTAACGGAATAAATAACGCTCTTCCTGATGCTGATGACATTCAAGATACATTATATAGAGCTACTTTTGATGGTATGAAGAAGAAATGAAAAAACCTTTGACTAAAGACAAAAACAATTGGATGAATCTTTCTCAAGGGAAAGTTGTTAGTCCCGACCGATCAAATGAAATTGACTTCAGTCCCCTAATTGCACAGATCAAAACCGAGATCACGGAACATGCTGACAAAGAGATCGAGAGGATTAATGGTCAAAAAAATGAAAGACTTATTGATGAAATGGAAAAGTTGACAGATCAAATTTCCTATTTAGGTTCAATGGTTCATGAATTAGGAATGGAAATTTATAAATATAGAATGGATGATTAAATCTTTAATTCCTGACCACGTCTGATAATTGATCTTATGTATCTACTTATTTATTGATAAATGATGAAAGAATTGTGTTAATCATAAAATAACATGTTATTCGATAAATATAGCCTAAAATGAAAGAGAAACTTTCAACTTCCATATAATTTTTCTACCTGCGTATTTATCCATTTTTCATCTCTAGGCGGTTTGCCTAATTTACATCTTGTGCATGAATAAGATATGATTTTTCCTGAATCCTTGCAAAAATCAGGCAAAACAAAACATGTAAATCCTTTACATTTTGGGCAAAGCTCAACCCCTTCTATTCCGGAATCGATTTTTTTGGGTTTTATAATATCTCTCATTAATTGTCCTCCTTAAAAAAGCACCTTTGCATTGTTCACAGGCCCACTTCTCACCCTGTTGCATCCTTCACATTCGCACCCTTTTTTAGCGATAGGAACATACTCTTTCGCCTCTTTCGCTTCCTCATCATCTAGTTTCTCACGGACTTCACTATATGAAAAATATTCCCCATTTACAAAAATGCAGCTATCCCAACAACAGTGAATTTCAATATCTTTCATGGATTGCCATTTGTTTGTAAGATCTTCTAATTCTTTATAGACAAGTTTGGCTATTCGTAGATTTTTTTTGTGTTCTTCAATATTATCCATCTCCATCAATTGTTGATCTTTAATTGTTGTCATTAAACACCTTTTCTCTTGTAAAGAAAGTTTAACCTATCATTGAATTCTTTTGCAGCTTTGCATCCTTTGCATTCACATAGCGGTTCTCCTTCTTCATACATTCGAATAAATCCATAAAGTGACATTTCTATGCAATCTGCACCTTCAGCTATAAGTTGATCAAATGTTTTAGGGGGTAACTCAGGTGATTTATCCATCTCTGAATTTGGTCTAGGTAATGCCCTTTCTTCTTTAGGATCCCAATTTGGCTCTATAACAACTTCCATAATTTAATCTTAAAACTCAATTGTGTTTATTGGTCCCTTTGGTAATTCGCACCAGCACTCAATTTCAAAACAGGTTCAAACCAATATTTTCTTACCATACAATTTTGTCCTTTATGAAATGTTTCAACTTGTTCGCAGAGAACAAATTCTCTTGGATTCACAATTCCTTCATCTTGATAAACTTGAGATAAATAAGCTTTTCCCCAATCATCAATAATTTGTTTGTGATTTTTTTTTATTTCTTCAATCGCATTTCTTTAGTTACTTTCTCTATAAGCTCCTTAGCTTGCTTGTACCCTATCTGCAACTTCCTCTGAAGAAACACAATGCTCAAAGATCCGTGCTTCTTCTTCAACTCTCTGGCTTTTCCGGATAGTTCGTCAGTGATCATAAATAACCTTCCAATCTTTTCACTGCAATTTCACAATACTCTTTCTCTAACTCTATTCCAATAGCCTTTACACCTAATTGCTTCGCTGCGATTAGGGTACTTCCAGACCCGGCGAAAGGATCAAGCAAAACAGGATTGCCTGGGGGTGCAAGAAGTTTGATTATATATTTCATTAAAGCTAATGGTTTGACTGTAGGGTGAAAGTTTTCGGATTTTGTAGAATTATCAGGTCTTAATGCATTAGTTGGGCCTTTTTTGGTATTACACACCTTTTCTCCATCTTTGGCACCTTTTTGCTTAAGTGGCATTCCCTTTAGTCCCTCATTACGCTCTTTGCTCGAAGCTTTGGCACAGTAAAAAAATCGACTTGCACTTATCCCACTCTGCCGATCTAGTTCCGCGGCCGCTTCTTCGTCTAAAATAAGATTTGCGTGCCATCGACCTAATATAGTTGTTCCAATTTGAAATGATCCTGATAAATTTTTTCCATAAGTATTGTTTCCTTCAAGGCGATCTGAATTTATTAAAGGACCTTCTTCTGATTCAATCCTCGAATCATCAATATTAATCCCAGCAACTCCCCACTTTTCGGCATTCTGCGCAAAAGTGCCATCTAGAGGTTTCATCGCCAATATAATAGGCTCCCATGCTGGTTTAAGCGCTGTGCCATATCCTTCAAA